ACGTTGGCAAAAGCCTCAAGGGGTTTAACGCCGCCGCGAATGTCCCGGATAAATCCTGAGGCCGAATTGCGAAGCGTGTTCATTCGCTCATCAGCCTTCACAAAGGCATCTTGGGCGTTGTCTACAGCGCGTGCGTAAATGTCGTGATCGAGCCCGTTGTTCAAGGCCTCATTGAGGTCACGAATTGTTTGTTGATACCGCTGAACCGGCGTGATTGAATCCTCAATGATCTGGCTCAGCTGATCTTTAATTTCCTCTTGGCGCTCCATGGCTTCGATGTTGCGGAGAATAGCGTCGGCATCGGCAATTGTTTCGGCTGACGCTCCCGCCAATTCAAGCCTGTAAATCTCGATCTGCCTTGACGTCATACCGAAGGCATCGGCCTGTTCGCGCAAGTCCTGAACACTGTCTTGAATATTCAGTGCATTGATCTGAGTGACGGCATCGATAATGGCTCGAGCCGACTGAGATGTTCGGTCCCCGGTGTCGAGGCCAGCTTGTTGCAAAGCAGAAACTATATCGCGATCCAGACCCCTAGCTGAACCCATAACCTCAATGGTCTGATTTAAGCCGCTCAATGCGTCAGCATATTCATCTGTCAGCGTGATTGAGTTTCGTGTGCTTTGGTTGGACTGTCGCCGGGCCCGATCAGCATTGCGCTCGGTCGCAAGAAGCGCTTCAAGCTGAGACCTCAAATCCTCGGTGACGCCGTTTAGTCTCAGGCGATCCTCAAATTGATCGCCATCCAATATCGCCAATTGCTCTCTAGCTTGTTCAAGCTGGCTGACCACCAACGCGCCAGCCCGACCGATGTTTGGGCTGTTGGCCAAGCTTTCGAGCCGGGCAACGTGAGCCCTTTGTGTGGCTAGAGCCAGCTCTGATTCTGCTGTTGCTGCGGCCTCTGCTGCACTGGCTTCAGCTAAAAGTGAACGCGCATTTCTCAGGGACGTGGCTTGGGCGCGATCTTGAAGCCCTTCAACCTTTTCAAGCTCATCATACAGATCAGAATATCGGTCTCTAACGATCTCAACAGGGCTGCGATGTGCCACCCATGCCGCAGTGAGAAGGCCTATCGCAGTAATCGCTAATCCAATTGGGCCCAATGCAAATCGAACAGCCACGCCCAGTGTGTTTGTTGCCAATGTTGATACTGCTGCAGCAAGACCATATCTGTGCAAATTGATACCAAACAGCAGGTATGCATTGCTCGCCACTATCGCGGCGACTGCTGCCTGACCGAGGCTGGCAACCATAAGCACACCAACAGTGACAACCACGGCCTTCATCGCAAACTCAAGGGTCGTGCTGGCTTCCTCAGCTCCATTCATGACCAAGACCACTTGTTCAAGGGCTGGAACCATTACCTGGAGGAGCGAAGCTCCCACATCTTCGGCGCGGGCCGCAAATTCACTGGTTACAACATTCAGGCGCTGATCAATTTCATTGGCGACGCGCTGGTAAGCCTCTTCGGCTGCCCCCGCTCTATTTTCCATCTGCGCCATGATCGCATTGAATTGGACGCCGCCTTGGCCGGCCAAACTAAATACAGCCCGCAAGGCTTCAATTGAGCCAAACAATTCGGCCATTGCCTCTTGGCTTCCATCTGTTTTATCGACGACATGGTCCATAAATCCGGCGAAACCACGCGCCTGCAGCCCGGCAACGCTAAACTCAACACCAAGCTCCCTTGCCAGTTCAGTTGCCTGAGATGATGGACTGAGAAGCTGGGATAGCGCAGCGTTGATGCCGGTCACAGCCATTTCGGTTGACTGGCCTTGTGTTGTCAGCGCCGAAGTGGCGGCAACGATTTCATCAAACCCAACACCCAGAGCCGTTGCTGTTGGTATGACCCGGCCCAAAGTATTAGCCAGCTCACCAATAGTCGTTTTACCAGCCCTCATACCCACAAACAAAACGTCCGCAGCGTCTGTTGCGGAAAGCGCATCGGCAGCATAGGCGTTGGTTGCTGTGGTTAGAATGTCCACAGCCGTAGCCGTAGAGGTAATGCCGCCTATCGCTGTTCTGTTGGCGCTTTCCAACAACCGGGTTGAGGCTTCAGCATCACCGGCTCCGGCCGATATGCCCTGATAAAACGCTGAAACTTGCGCCCGCGACCCGGTTCCGTATTCAATGCCGAGACGCCTTGATGCGTCAGCAACCAGATCTATTTCACCGGCAACGACAGGCAGAAGCGTGGAAACCTCGGCCAATTCAGCATTCAGCTCCCGCGCCGAAGCAATAGACCCGGACAAAGTGAAGGCGGAAACGGCAGCAACGGCTAGCACGCCGAACTGGCGCGCCAGACCGCCAACCGATGCAGATAAAGTGCCCGTCGCACGGCTCAACAACCCGCCTGCCCGGGAGGTCTGCCCATAGCCACCGGCAAGACCCTTTGAGGCTCGCTCAGCCTTTCCGGCAGATGCTGTCAGCTTATCAAGATTGCCAGAACCCTTAACGGCATCGCTGCTATCAACAGAAAGGCCGAGCTGTGCAATATCTTCCATTGTCGGCCTCCTTTCATCAAAAAAGAGCCCGCATTTCTGCGAGCCCTATTCGATTTCTGTTGAATTTGCTGCTTTGTTTTGAGCGGACACGAAGAGGTCATCGAGCCCTTCGATAACTTCGACCTCCCATGGATCAAGGGAGATTCGCGAATGCCTCACGAACGCATCAATGTCAGGCCACCCGATAGGCCCTTCGCCGACCCGGCGTCGGATGCGATGAAAGGCCTGCCAAATGTAATCGATAGGTTTTGGAAATTCCGGAAGCTGAAGTTCCTGCTCCAGTTTCTCTCGGCGGTCTGGACGTTTGGTCCGTTTCAATAAGCCCTCAAGATGCTGTCGATAGGTAACACCATCTTTATCGGGAGAGTTGAGCTCAAACGAAAGCTCAGCGTATTCTATCAGGTCTTCGCCGAGCTGTTCATAAAAGCGTTCTCATCGCCTATAAACTCAAGAGCTTGGCTGGCAAGCCACGCATACTTTGGGTCTTTCAAGAGTTTTCGGGCATTTTCTTCGGTGTACTCATAATCTTTTCCGCCAAAAGCAATAGGCGTCCAGCCCAGAAGGCGACCAAGTACCAGCGAGACACTGTCGTTCAGCCTGTCATCAGGCGTCTTTTCTTCTGGCTTGTATTTTTTGCCGTTGGTTCTGGCCAGGTCAATTTTTCGCTCTCGGGCTATATCTTTCTTCAACAGTTTATCGCGAAGAGAGATGGCCTTTTCGTGACCCGGGCCAGCGAATATCCACTTCCAATCCAAAGCGGCTCCATTTCTGTACACCGTCATCTCTGAGGTATCCAATGAGCCCATTTCGGCAAGATCAAGGCTTTCTGTGGCGGTCTCTTTTTTTGCTGTCATTTCCATTATCCTTCTACCGGAAAGGTGTGGGGCAGCCACCGGCATGACCGCCCCACTTCACGCGCGAATACAAACCGACTGCCGGGCCGGATTACTTATTTCTTTGTGGTTTTTGCCGGTGCCGATTTGACACGGCCAGTTTGACTAATCTGAAGAGAGCCCAGACCATCCGCTGATCGCGGCCACGTCACTGCAAAGCCCGCTTTGTCCGCCTTGGACAGAGCGTCCCTGAAAGCCGTCGCGGCGTCCCGTAGAACCTGTTCTGGTGATTTATTGGCCATAAGAGCCTCCTTATGCGTTCGAGCGTTGGAACTTGATCATGGTTGAGTCGTAAGCGCCCCCACGCTCATCCACGCCTACAAGCTCTTTTGGAATGTCGAGCTTTTGGGTGCGAGCACCGCCCGATTTGGATAGAGCTGATTTATCCACCCCTCCCAAAGTGAAGTTCGGCACAAACAACGAAATGAAGTCTTCAGGAGCGGCATCAGGCTCAGCTGCGAGCACATGCAAGCTCAGCTGAGTTTCGTTGATGAAATCAGTGACATCGAGGAGGTCTTGCCGAAGCGTGGTAATGCTCCCTGACACCATCACGCTACCCGCCATAACATCTGGTGAGACGTTCGCGATCACAGGCGGCGGCGTCAGATCAATGGCTATGGTAATTTCAAAAGCGGAAAGATCGACCAGATCAGATGCGCCGAAGCGAACCGTTGCGTCCGTCACGGAAAGCACCTCAGTCGTGGTCAAGGTAGGCGAGGTGAAATGTGGGGCGTCCACGCCCGTCTTGGGCTCCATTTGACCAGTGCCCGTCCATGTCGTTTCAATTGTGATGATTCCGTCTGGTGACATCGTCAGCTTGATGCTTCCCCACACACAATCGGTGAAAACTTCGGACCCATCGATATCAATTTCATGCTCTTCAATCGTAAAGTACCGCTTCACCAAAGCGCCTGAAGCTGGATTGATGAGGACACGACCAGGTCGATCAATGGTCCAAGCGGCTATAGGTCCAGCTTCAACAGTTAAGGTCTCAGCTGTTGTGATTGTGGTGGCGGTGAGAGCTGTAATTCGGATGTTTCTGCTCATATTGGTGGCATCAAGACCTGCGCTCGCACGGATTACGTCACCGACACGGAGGCCAGAGCTGATCCATGATCCCGCGGATGCCACAATTGAATTTGCACCAACCGAAAGAGATGCTGATGACATCTCTGCTGTCGCATTTGTAATGGCAAGATCGGCGGTGCCCCACGTTCCGCGCATCACTGCCTCAATGATCTCATCAAAACTTTCAAGAGAAAGCTCGCCCGGAGACGACCCAGACGTTTTTTGGGAACCGTGACGGCCTCGCTTGGACATGCCGTCTCTGCGGGTCTCTTTGCTCTCAACAGCCGCCTTGGTCATCTGACCTCCGCTGCCCCCTGTCGTGCGAAGTTCGGCTGCACCAGCACCTGTGGCTTGAGCGCCAAGCCCTGACTGCGCTTTGAAGGCCGTGTAGGCGTTTGATTGTTCTTGGTATGTCATGCGGGTCTCCTGCATATGAAAAGACCCGCCAGAAAGGCAGGTCGTGTCGAATTAAAGGCGGTAATAGGTTTGGTTAGGCGGGGGCTTGATCAACCCACCATGGAATGGTGACAGGAATGACGTTCCTGTTGTTTTCTCCGAATGCGCCGCCGCGATATGCCAGCTGAGGACCGAGACGAACGGTCACAGAGCCATTGATCAGAGTTGTCCGTTGCGCAGGCAGAAAATAAGCCCGAACATCGCCCGCCATGAGGCTTGCGGCGACAGGCCCCTTTCCTTGTGGTGCCCTGACATTGACCTGGAACATTCCCCGCTCTCTGGTCATAGAGTTTTGAGTTAATCCGGCCCGCTCAGTTTTGTTCACGAGGAACAAGGCTTCGAGATAGAGCGTGTCAGGATCGGGGTCATAATGCTTATTCGGCCAAGAAACGGGCGGTGTGTCGGCGTGGGCGTCCCGAAAGGCACCAAGGGCTATCAGGAACGCCTCCTCAGTAAGCGTGAGCGTGTCCGTCATAGACTTACCCCCTCACAAAGAAAATCAGCGTCACAGGCGTTCCTGCGGACGGAATTTGTTTGATCGCCTCAACGGTCTTCACTGATCCGTCGATTTCCAGCTTGTCGGTTTCTTTGCTCGGCTGGTTTGAGCCAATCAGATCCACAGCGATGCCAGTTGTCAGATTGGTTGCTTTGACGGCTGAATTGATCTGCAAATCAGATGACAGGATGGTTTTTCCGTCGACATATTTTTCAAGAACACCTGTCGCTGTTGCGGATAGCAGGAATTCAACCGTTGTTGGGGTGCCTGCCTCCCATTCATTGGCCGGAACGCCTTCGGTCGTCCGGATCAGCTTGACAGTGCCTTGTTGGAATTCCTCGAAAAGCTCATTACTCAGTTCTTGGAAGTCATCATAGATGTCGGCCATTAGGCCCAACCCCAATGATTGTCTTTGGCACCTGACTGTGTGCCGTCAAGGACGGGGTCCAAGATGCCTGCGACAGACCCGTAAAGCGTTTCAGCCGGAGCCCCCTCAAAGAACTCACGTTCGCCAGCACCCGCGATCTTGACGCGCTTGACCCGACCGCCTTGGGCAGCGTCCTTGGCAAGGCGTTTTGTAATGGCCCTTCCAGCCAGTTCGGCCTGTGCCTCGGCAAGGCAATCCGGGAGATCAGGTAAGGGATAGTTGGCATCGTCCAAGGCCCCGGTGCGTGGAAACAATCGACCCTGAACGTATCCCCGGCGTTGGCCCCGATATGATGGGCCGAAAGTGGCATCCATGTAGATAGTTGCTTCGCGCGCTGCGCCCTCTTGCTTTGTCTCTGCGGCGGCCAGAAAGGCAACACCTAAAGGATCATGGGGCCGAGCCGTCCAGTATGCGATTAAAAACACAAGGCTGGCGTAGCTGTCGGCTCCAGCAATGCCTGTTCCATCCTCAACGGTTAGCGTCATCGGGTCACCTCGCGTTGAACGATTACACGGCCTGCCAGAAGGCGGGTCACAGCCCCAGACCCTGAGACAAGCTCAAGATCATATTCAAGCTCTACGGCGCGCTGTGTTGGAGGGGCAGACACAAGTTCAACTAGGGACGCAGAGGAAATCATTGCTGCGCTTTGAGAAGCGGACATGCCAAGCGTTACAGTTCCGGCTCCACCACCCAAAGCGATAGTTCCTCCATCGGCATCAGAGCCCGTTGACAAATAAGCTCTGACCGATCCGTCAAGGCCTCCACGTATAGACATACGGGCCGTATAGCTTGAGATGTCTATTGGGCTGCCGGAACCATCAAGCCAGGTATGGACGTGTTGCCACGTTTCACCCTGATTGATGTGGAGGTCTTGACGGGTTGTCATGATCAGCCTTTGTCGCCGTCTTCACCGCCACCAGTGTTGGCTTCAGCGGCAAGTCGAGCTTCTTCATCTGCGATCAAGGCGGTCAACTTTGGAACGCCCAAATTGACATTATGCTTGAGGCCAAGCTCAGCTGCTCGTTCCACGAGCGCATCCCGGTCTTCACCGCCACCAGTGTTTGCAGGAGGTCCGCCAAGGGACTTATTCTCATCTCCGGGCTGTGCCCGCTCGATGTAACCAGCCTCCTTGAGACCATCAAAAAGATCGTCCGGAATGTCTACGCGCTCACCCTTTTCCACGGGATTGACGTTGATGCCGTCAATACTTAGCGGAAAGGACATGAGCGCCACACATGCGATCATATTTCTCATGTTATGCTCCAGTGTTCAAAGAAGAATGGGCGGCATTGCCCCGCCGCCCGGAGGGTTAGGCGTTATGCCGGTGGGTTGGCTGTTGGGGCGCTTTTGGGGTGGCCCAGCAAAGCAATGCCGGACACAAATGAGGCCCCAGTGTTATTGGCGGGTGTCACAGTCACACGCGCAAAGCGTTTGCCGCCGACATAACCGATTTTCCGACATTCATTGTCGTCGTCAAATTGGAAGCCCGCCAAAGCTTCTGTGCCAACCAGAAAAGTGTCAGCCACAGCCGCAGCATCGGACAGTCCGGAATCATCACCGTCCTCAACCAGTACAGCGAAGGTCGCATCCACGTCAGCTAGAGCGCCAATGTTGAGAAGAATTACTAGGCTTTCATAGCCCTGAGTGTCGATGATAGCAGACACCCACGGCGTGTTGGTTGCGACTGCCGCTGCAGGTGAGATCAGCGGAACGGGGTGGATGTTATTTACAAGATCGCGAGAAGCCATTGGCTTGTCTCCTTGGTAACAAAAGTGGAAAGGCCGCCCCCGAAGGGACGGCCAGAAGGGATTATGCTGCGCAGGTCAGCTTGCGGACAGCCTCAGCCAAAACGACTTGACCGCCGACACGCTTGCGCATGACGAAACGGACGTTTCCGGAAGTGGCTTGCGTGTAAGGATCGCGCAGCATCTCCATAGCGATGCGATCAACCCAAGTGTAAGCCCGGAAGAAATCGCCATAAGCGATAGGGGTTGCGCCCGCGCCTTCATTAGGCATGTCGGGAAGCTCAATATACGGATCACCATCAATGGTATTTGGGCGACCCTGAGCAATACCAGGCATCCAAATATATTGATTATTGCCATCCTTGAGCTTGCGAACAGAGCCGAGTGTGGTCCGGTTCATTACCCAGTTTGCCCGGCGAGCATAAGCTGATTTGATAGCGTGCTTCAGGGTGAGCAAACCATTGGCCTGACCATTGGCATCTGCAATTGTGGTTGCTGACCCAGAGTTATCGCTTCCCACACCTGAGTTAACCAAGAAGCCCTCAGGTTTGCCCACGCCATTACCTGTGGCAAAGGCTGACCCTTCGGCCAAAGCAAATTGCTCGGACGATTCCGAGCTGATCTCACCATTCATATTGAATGCGGAATCTTCCAGCATCTGGTTGGAAATATCGATCA